GTCTCCCAGCCGCTCGAGGTTGCCGGCCTCATAGGGGATGCCCCCGCCGTCGTCCCAGCACACCCAGTATTCGGACTCGGTGCGACTGATGGCCGCGGCGCCAGTGACATCGACCACCGCGACTTGCACCCCGACCTGCGAGAATCCCGTCTCGCCCTGATGGCTGACGGTGAACGATTCCGACGTGGTGCTGTCGAATATGGTCACCGATGTAGCTGCGACGGGATGGCCCGCGATTAGCAACAGGTTGGCGTTTCCGCCGGCCGTGGTCACGATGTAGGCCGGGGTGGCGCCCTTCTTCTGGGGGCTACCGTCGGTGTCGATGTAGACGCCAGGGGTGCCGAATACGAGCGGATAGACCTTGCCGTAATGCTCGGGCTCGGCGAACGTCCACGCATCGCTTGTCACGCGCCAGTGAATCGGGATTATCGTGCTTGAGTCCTCGTAGGCCTGCTCGCGCAGCGTGAACGCCAGCCACCCGGCCGGCTGCTCGGGGTCGGACCACTGAGCGCCCTCGACACGGCCAGCGAACACGCGGAACCGGGTCTCGTAGGTCTGATCGACGACCGCGCCACCGTGAGGGCCGCGGACGAGGACCATCGACAGCTCCCCGGTCGCCGTGGCCGGATCGTGCCCTTTCTGCCGCTCGAGGGCCACGTCTACCGGTAGGTAGACCTCCATAGAGGCCGACGACTCGCTGGCCTCCGTCTCGAGGCGTTCCATCGACTCCTCGAACAGGGGATCAGATAATCCGCCGTCGAACGGGATCGAGACGCCGTCAGCGTCCACCAGCTCGACCGGCTCGGTGGACAGCCGGAACACGCGCGAGGCCCAGGTCAGCTCGAGGCACCAGACGACGCGCCGGCCGCGGAGATCTATAGGTCGCAGCGGGTACGGCACCGATCAGATCTCCTCGGCCAGGCTGATACCCGCGACCCGGACGACCTCGTCGATCCCCTCGTCGCCCTGGATGGTCTCGATCCGTACTGGGCTGCGAGCCGAGCAATAGAGGAACTGGTGCCGGCGGTTGAGGTAGATCGTATCGGCGGCACCGCCGGCACTCTTCGGGATTCGGGGCAGGTAGACCATCGGGTTGCCCTGCTCCCGGTCGAGAAGGCCGTGGAGCTCGTAGGGCGTGCCGTGCTTGGCCCCGGCCGGCTCCATCGCGGCGGTCGTCGTGGTCTCGATGTAGTCGGGATCGGGGGCGCTTCCCTCGACGTTGGACAAGTCGATGCCGTCCGTCCATGCGATCTGGGCCGTTCTCCGACTGGGTGCCGTGTTCGAGGCGTGGGTCTGGCCGTCGGCCGTCGTGTTGAGCTGATAGCCGGGCTCCATCTCGACGATCCGGCCCCATGCGTACTGGTAGCCGAACGTGTGAACGGGCCCGAGCATCATCTGGCCGATCCGGAAGTCGCCGTCTACCGTGGTCTGGCTGTCGATGACCAGACGCCAGCCGCGGCTCGTCTCGTTGCTATGGAAGAGGATGCAGACGTCCTTCGGCAGGATGCGGCCGGTGTTCGTTCCGCTCGTCGGGTCGCCGGTCGCCGGGTCGGTCAGGCGCATCCGAGCGATGCGGCCTGTGTAGTTGCCGTCCAACTTGCCCTCGGTGTTGCCCGCGATCCGGCGGTGGGTGCCGTTCAGGTCGAACACGGCCCCAGCGAGCTCGTGCTCGTGTATGTAGGCGGTGCCTACGTTCGCGGTGCCGACCTGAACCGTTGTCCCCGTTCGAGTGAAGTCCAGGGTGGTCGAATCAAGGGCCGTGTCAATAGTGACGACATCGACCCAGGCCGTTGTGCCCTGGTCGTAGCGTTGGATCTTGCCCGTTCGCCAGTTGATTTCCATGAGGCATAGGCCCATGAGGGTTCGGCCGTGCTCGCTTTCCTGGGTCGTAAGGGCGCTGTCATACTCGAGGGCGATGTTGGCCTGCGTAGCCGTGTCAACGGAACGCCAGCCGACTCGGGGCGACCGGTGAACACTCGAGAACGTGCGCTCGATGGCGTAGAGGTAGCGGGTCGAGATCACGTGCTCGTCGCCCTTGATCGCGGGGCCGTCGCTGGCCCTGATTGAGACCCCGTCGTCTACATAGACGAACGTGGGCGCGTAGGCTCGAGCCGGTAGGGTCAGAGGGTTGTCACCGATCACCCAGTCGGCCCAGAGGCCGAACGATCCCGCGTTCGAGTCGGCGGCTTGCCAGTTGCCGGTCGTGATCGACGGCTCCATGTACCAGCGGCTAACGACCTGGGTGACTGACCCGGCCGCCGTGATGTGGCCATGCCTGCACCAGTCGTTGCCCGCCGTAGAGGCCTGGGTAGCCAGCACGTCGCGACCGACGGCGATCCACTCTTTGTCCTCATCGCCACCGCCCCAGGCCCGGTAGAAGACGGCGACCCGCTTCGCTGAGTCCGACGCACGCACCCCGATCCGCCACTCGCGGGCCTCGTCGGGTAGGCCTGACACGGTACGCAGGACAGCAGCCGCGACTGAGTCGTAGACGATGAAGCCAGTCGAGTCGATCCGGATCGTTACCACGACCTCGCTGGTGCCCGCGGAGCCTTCGTCGAGACGCAACTGAACCGCGCAGGCCTCGGTTGCTGTGTCCCCGCCGGCCGTGCAGTGCATGGCAAAGTGAACGTGCATCGAGTTGGGCCAGGCGATCGGGCCCTCGGCCCATGTGGCGTAGCTCCACCCGTTGTTTCCAGCGCCGTCGCCCGTCGTGATCTTGACGTAGCCGCCGGGGTTCATTCCGTTCGTGTAGTAGGTGCCGTCGTTGGTATGGGTGCGATTCGACATATCGACCGCCGCCTCGACGGGGATCGCTGTCAGCTCGAAGCAGCCGCGGGCGTCGGCTCGGTCTCCCAGATCGACCCAGGGCATACCGAGATTGTGATAGCCGCCGAGGAATAGCGCCGAGAGGTTGCCGCTCGCCTGACTCCATCCGTCGGCATTGCCGTTCGTCAGCAGCACCACGCGACCGCGCTGGAACGTCGCGCAGTAGTTCGTCGGGTGGCTGCTGCCCGTGTCTCCGGTGTGCCACCAGTTGCCCGCTTTATCTACGTCAGTGAACGCCAGCGGGTCGCGGCCCCAGCGATTCCACGAGGCGCCGCCGTCGTCGGAATAGGCCACGCAGCACTGATCGTCGTCGGTCGTTGTGCCCGTGTCGGCCTTTCTGGTGAACGCCCAGAGGACGCCGGCATCGTCTACGCACATGGCGAAGTCGGATTCGATAATGTCAGTTTTAGTATTGCCGCCCTGGTACCGCGTCGTCGTCGCGCCGAGGTCATCGCCCCAGGATCCGGTAGCCGCATCGATCGGGTCCATTGTCGTTAGAGGAATGAAGGCCGAGCCAATACGCCGAGAACTGAACCGAACGGAGTTGCGCGCGTCGTCATATGTGACATAGCCGACGACGAACTGGCCCCCGACCACGGCGATATCGTGCCACCCGCCGCCCGTGTCGCCGTCGATGTCGTCTCCGGTGCCGGTGTCGATCTCGATCAAGTTCATACCCAGATCGGTCGCAGCGTATTGGCGCAGGACATCTACGCCGCCGTGGTTCGCGGTTAGGCCCTCGCGCTTGACGTGGGCCACTACCAACGTCTGGCCGTTCAGGTGCCGAGCTCGTAGACGCCCGCCGCCCGTCGTCGAACTCTTCGCGTATGTGGTCGAGGCCACACTGTATGCCGCCGAGCTTTTGATCTGTTCAACGGAGGCCCAGTCGTTAGCCACGCTCCACGTTGCGCCATCGTCGAGACTGACGTGGGCACGGATCGCGAACGTGATCCCGGTATAGTGCATCAGCCAATGAAAGCAGAACAGCCGATCCCCGGCGATCATTATGCAAGGATTAGCTGGATTCGCATCAGTGTATGTCTCTGTCAGGATGGTCGTGGCCGCGGCCCAGGTGCCATCGGTGCCGCGGACGTGGCATAGGATATCGGTATGGCCGCCGACCGAGTCGGTATGCTCGCACACCACCACGATCTTGCCGTTCTCGAGGGTCACGGCGTCGGGGTGGACCATCTGCTCAGCGCCGATGTTCCATACAACCGGCTCCCAGCCGCTGATGATCTGGGGGCCCTCCCAGCCGCGGTAGCCGGTCGCCGCGTCGGCGCTGTTTTTCCAGACGAATCCGCCGCCACGTTGCAGCCGCGAGGGGTGGCCGGCTCGGTGTGCCTTGACCTCGAGGGTTCGGGCCGCCGTCTGGGTGCCCGTCGAATGGACTACGAGCTCGTAGTCCCCTTGGGCCGCTGGCACGCCCGCGGTCGGCGATGCCTGCGCGTAGCTGCTCTCGGCGGGCCACAGGGTTGAGCCGGGCTCAGATAGCCGCGGGTCCATCACGAGGAGGCCCTGGTAGCGGTCCCGGCTTTTGTCGTTGGCCATCAGTACCCCAGTGCGCCGATCTTGCGACCACGGCGAAGTTCTCGACGTAGTGGACCCTTAGCTCGCACGGCGTCTCGACTGAACCGATTCCAGTGCTGATACATGGGCACGGCAACGAACTGGGATCCCGAGTCGCCGCGGTTCAGCCGATTGACGCCCGACTCGCCGAGCTGGGCCGTCGCCGACCGATTCAGCACGGCCTCACCCGGTAGGATTCGGGCCGAGACTTGGTCAGGGGTGCGCGAGGCGATACCGCCGCGGGCCAGGCCGCCGATGTCGAACGCGGGCGGCTTCTGGGCTGCGATTACTGCGACCTGCGCGGCCCCAGCCGCAAGAACTGCCGGGATAACCAGGGGCGCGACTACGCCAGTCTGGGCCGTAACTTTCATCACGGCCGCGGCCGTCGAGAACGCCACTTCCGTGAAAGCCGCGGCTTTGCCCGCTTGCCATAATCGCTTGGCCTGCTTTCGGGTCAGCTTGTCGTTGGCGGTGGCCGCCGTCTGCATAATCGTCGAGGTCGCGCCGGCCATAGTCGCCATGGCGAGCACCTGGGCCTGGGCCCGTTCCTCGGCCTGCTTCATCTCGTTCAACGACTCATCGTTGGCCTTTGCTGCGGCGTCGGACATGGCCTTGACCGTATCGTCGAGTCGCTTGTCTTCTGCATCCCAGCGCGACTCCTTGATCGCGAGAAGTTCCCGATCGGCCTGGGCCTCGACCTCGGCGCGGGCGATGACGGCCGTAGCCCAATCCCCCTCCTTCTCAATGGCCACGTCTATGGCGTCGAGCTGTTGCTGGCGCAGTCGCAACACGGCGCCCTCGGCGCTCAGGCCGCCGGCTGATGCCTCGAGAGAGATCCGGGTCAGGGCCTCAGTTGCTGCGGCGACCTCGCGGGCCGCCTTAGCAGCCAGATCGTTCGCGGTGGCCTGGCGCTGGCGGGCCGCCGTCTCGGCCTCCGTTCGAGTCTTTAGCGTGGCCTCAGACTCGGCGAGCTCGCGGTTGTACTCGGTCAGGGTCGCGATGTCCCCGGCGACTGCCTTCGCAGCGGCTTTCTTGTCGAGCAGGCCCCGCTCTGCGGCTTGCAGCTCGGCGCGGAGCTTCGGCAGCTCGGCCTGCGCTTGCGCGAACTCGGCAAGGCTGAGCCGGTCCGAGTGGATAGCCGCGTCGTTGGCCTTGACCCTGTCTCGTATGGCCTCGACGAGTTGAGACTGCTCGAGGATCCCCGACCGGGCGGCCTTGGTAGCTGCGGCGCCCTGCTTCTCGGCTGCGATCGTGAACTTGTCCGTGGCCCCATTTATTAGATCGATCTGGGCCTCGAGATCCGCACCCATGGCAACGAATCGGGTCCACTCGGTGTTGACGCCCTTGACTGCGTCTCGAGCCTTGTCCAGCCGGGTCTTCGTCTCACCGAGTCGCGCGGACACCCGGCCGGCTGCATCGTCGGCGTCCATCACGGCGATCTTGTAGGTGGTCCAGGCCGCGGCCCCGGCGAGTGCTGTCGTCGTCAGCGCTGCGACGACCGGAACGAACGCGAGGGCCCGGCCGAGAACAGCCGCGGCCAGGCTGGCGCTCGAGAACGACTCAGCGAGCTGGGGGCCCTGCTGAATCAGGACGGTCATCGGCGAGGTGCCGGCCGCGAGCTGGACCCCTACATCGGAGGCCTGCCGGCCGAGGTTGAGCATCGCGTTGTCGACGGCGCCAACTGAGGCCGTGGCCTTCTTCGCGTCCTGCTCGAACTTGCGAGCGCCCGAGCCGGCGCCCTTCCATGCGTTCTTACTGGCTTTGGCGGCTTTCTTACTGGCCGTCTCGGCCTTCTTCATCGACTTCTCGAGGGATATGGCCATTTTCTTGGCCTCGCCCTCGGTGATCCCAGTCGCGTCTTTCAGCGCCTTGGTGAACTCGCGCATCTCGGCGCGGAACGCAATCCGTACAGTTTCGTCAGCGGCCATGCCTACCCCCTACCGCGGGCGGCATCGCCCAGGATTGCCGACAGGGCCTCGGCCAGTGCGATCCCCTTCTTCCGACCCGGCTTGACGACGACCTTCTGCCAGGCGTGCGACTTTCGGGGCAGATCATACCGGAGCCGGGCCCGGTAGCCCTTGATCGTCTCGAGGGTTCCGCGGGCTGTCCGGCGCCGCGTGTGTATCTTCTGCATCGCCGAATCGGACTTGCCGACCTGGCCGCTCCGTATGACGTAGGCGTGCGGCGAGCTGTTGGATAGGACGCCCTCGATCGCGTCGGTGTAGACGGTGATCCGCTGGTCGAACTGGTCGGCGCTATGGCCCTCGCCCCGGTGTCGGGGGCGCGGCTTGCCGTCGAGGCCTCGAGCTCGCGGCCAGTCCGCCTCGGCCTCGGCCTGTAGCGCGTCGAGGGTCTTACCGATCTCCTCGATGGTCTCGCCGTGGATGTCCCGCACGACCCGCTCGACCAGATCGTGCAGATTCCGCGATAGGTCTACGGTCACAATGCCGCGGCCGATCTGGATGTCGCGAGCCATCAGATCACCCGCCCCAGCGCACCCCGGCGTCGTTTCGGCTTCTCGGGCGTGTTCGTTATCCGCCAGTCGGCGAGAAGCATGATCTGGTCCTCGCGGCTTAGGCCGGGCCACCAACTGGGGGGTTGTCCGTAGCTTCGGCAGATGGCGAGGACGACTCGGTCGAGCTGTCCCCGCCCGCGCTGAAATCCTCGGCCGCTGTCAGCTCCTCCTCAGTGATTACCGAGTCGCCAATCCACTGATATGCGACGGCCCCGGCTGCGATGATTGCGAGGGGCGCGTGGCCCCGAGCTACCAGCTCGTCGAACACCTGGCCGCCGTAGACCATCACGTCGTAGCCGCAGCGGTCGTATCGGGCCTTGGGTCGCCTCGACCCGAACCACGCCACACCGAGGGCCGCCGAGAAGGCTCGATCCGTGTTCGTCCCAGCCGATCGCCAGACCTCCCAGCGGATTGCGTGCGACTTCGGCAGGCGCAACGGCACCGTGCCATCGCCGAGGGTTGCCGTGCGTGTGTCCTCTCCGTTGTTCATGCTGATCCTATGTAGCCGCGGGGGTGCCGTAGACGGTGCCGCTGACGTTGATCGTCGTCGGGTCGCCCTCTGCAATCGAGACATCGTCTACAACGAAGTCGTCGAGCACGTAGACGTGGTCGGAGGCGTCGCCGTGGTCGGTGCCCTCGATCGTCCATGTGATCTTGCGGGCGTCAACGTCCGCGTTGGCCCCGAGGGTCGAGACGGCCGCCGAGAAAGCGCCAGCTTTCAGCAGCATATCGGGCAGGGTCTCGGAGGTGCCGTCGGAGAGGTCGCGGAAATGCACGCTGAACGAGCAGGTCGGGAACTTGCGATTCGCTTTCCGGACGCCCGCGAACTCGCCGCGGTCGAGGTAGACCGAGTGCTCGTAGTTGCCCTGGTTCTGGCCCGAGAGGCTGAAATCGCCGACCTCATAGGCGACCGTGTAGTCGAGGACCGTTCCGGCGGTGGCATCCTCAATCAGGATCGTTCCGTCGCGGAAGTTTTTGATAACGGTAGATTCTGCCATGGTGCTCTCGATGCCCCTATGCGAGGGCGTACAGGGTACGGGTTGAGATCTCGACGCGACCGATCATCCACTCGCCGGAACTGGCGTCGGTGGTCTGGTCCTCGAGTCGGAGGTGCAGGTTGGCGAGGCTCGTCGCGGCCAGTTGCTGGATCAGATCCTGCTCGCCGGCCAGGGCCAGATCGTAGTCGGCCAGGGCAGCATCGCCACGGATCCGCATCGACCACTGGATCGACCAGTCGATCCTCTGGTAGGTGCCGTTCGCGGCCTTCTGCCGGTCGTCGAGCGGGTGCGCCCGGCGGTGGCTGATGGCGAAGAGCTGGTGCGACAGACCTCGGGGATCCTGGCCGAATAGGTCGGGATTCTGGACGGACTCAGCCCAGCCGGCGAGGGCGTCGAGCTGGGTCGCGATGCGCCCCCGGATCGCCTGTTTCGTCAACGCCGCCATGCGGTAGCCCTCGCACGGCCACCGGCCAGCCAGATCGTCGGGGTGCCGCTGCGTCGGGTCTCGGCGTCCTCGGCGCGGCCTGTGTCGCCGTCGTCATAGATGAAGTTGAGACGCCGCCACTCGGACTCGTAGTGGTCGCGGTAGCGGTCGGCGATGTCCTGATAGGCCTCGTTTAGCCGCGTGGCCTGGTCCTCGAATATAAAAGCGAGGGTCAGGTTGAGGTGCACGCCTCGCAGGGCGCTCGGGCTCAGAATCAGGTTCGGCCGGTTGCCCTGACTGATCAGTCGCAGCCGGATCTCGTCCCAAGCCTCATTGATCCAGGTCTGGTAGTTCGCCTCCGACGTGATCGGGGCCGTGCCGGAGGGGTCGAGACTCGAGGCCCGCCGGAACAGATCGGCGTCGGTGATCACCGGGTAGAGTTGGCGCCGAACCAGGGCCCCGTCGGTTCGGAACGTGTGCGTAATGCCGTCGGGCATCACCAGCGCCCACTCGACCCGCCATCCCTCCTCGAACGCCTCAGAAGCCACCGTAGCGGCTGCGAGACTGTACTGGGCCACGCTACCGCTGACGGTCACGGCCGCGGCATCGACGAGGGCCGACCCGGCCCGATTGTAGACTGAGACGGTGCCCGAGCTCGGTACAGCGGCCGACCCGTTCAGCCGGGTCGGGCACTTGAGCAGGTTCGCCCGCCCGTGCTCGATCTCCTCGGGGCCGCGGAATCGGGCGCTGTAGACGGTGTCGGCGATGCTCACTTAGGATCCTGGCGCAGTTGGGCCTCGCCTCGCTCCACTCGGATGCGGAACCGCTCAGCAGCCTCGGCGGCCTTTTTCTTCGCGTACTGGTACGACTCACGGCCCCGGCTGTTCGAGCCGATCCGGGCCTCGAGGCGGTCGCGGGACTCCTTGATATCAGGCATCAGGGGCCGCCCTCTTCGTCCGGCGTCGTTTCGGCGGGGGTGCTGGGGCGATCGGTAGTTCGCCCGACTCCTCGAGGTCTGCGGCGCCCTTGATCATCGCGGCGAGCTTGGACGCCTCGGCAAGTGCTTTCGCCTGCTGTCGCGGGTCGCCCTCGGAGTTGCTCTGGTTGCGCTCGAGCCTGGCCCGCTGAATGTCGGTCAGGGCCTCGATAATGTCGGGGTCAGCCGGCCAGACGTGGCCCTGCTCGACGAGCCACCGCAGCCACTCGTTGTAGCCGTCGCCGTTCGACTTCAAGATGACCCGCCCGCCGACCTGCTTGGGCAACTCCCAGGGGGTCATGTGGACGGGGCCCGAGCGGCCATCGTAGACGCGGACATAGCCGGGCAGGCCGTCGGGGGTCATCGTCGCGGGACAGGCCGCCATGGGAATGATTCGCCAGCCGCGGCGGGTCGCGTTGGTCTCGGCCAGGGCGGTATCGCCGCGCCGATCGACGCCGTTGACGCCGTGCTCTCTGCGGATCTTGCCGAGCTGGGGCAGCCACTCACCATCTACACAGTGCCAGCGGGCGGGGTGCCATTTCAGCAGGAAGTCGGCCGACCTGGCCATGTTCAGGCGGTCGATCCGGGCCTGGCGCTGTGCTGGCACGCGGCCGGCGAACTGGGCCGGGTTGCTGCTGTTCGGTAGTTCGGTTGGCATCTGGTGTGTCCTCTCAGTTGCTGTGGAAAAGGGGGGAGGGCGGCCCCGAGGCAGCCCCGAGAGGACACGCAAGGCGCCATCTCAGGACCGCCCCAGAGTCTGGCTATCGATCAGTGATGATCGAGACGCCGCGGCCGTCTTCGATGAGTGCTACGCCGCAGTAATAGTTCCCGACGATTTTCGTCAAGGCTCCGGCCGCATCACGTTCAAACTCCACCATAACCTTGGTTCCAGCGGGATAACTGACGCCTCCGGCGCCGAGGACGTTGGCTACTGAGCCGTCCGCGTAGCCAATGGCACCGATGCCCCACATGGCGCCGGCCGAGTCGGCACCAGCGTTCGCGGTCGGAACGTGGGTAGAGGCGAAGATGTCCACGCCGTTGAGGCTCCCGCTGTACCCCGGGCCCTTGATACCGAGCATTTCCTGGGTAGCGCTGATGTACTGGAGGGGGCCGGTCTCAGAGCGCAGGGCGTTCTGGAGGTCGGTCACCTGCACCGGGTAGAGGAGGCTCAGATAGTTGCCCGGCACGCTGGCCTGGGTCAGCGTGAACTGAGCATCGAACCAGTCGTCAACGGAGAGGTTGACGGTCGTAGCTCCGGCCGTTGCCGTGAAGTCGTCGGCGACGTTCGCGACCATCTCGGTGAACCGCATCGACGCGGCACCGGCCATATCGGCGGCAAGGCGCTGAGTGTTCAGGCCGATCGAGTCGGTCAGGTTCGCCAGGTCGGAGATCTGACGCTGGAGGGCCTGACGGGCGATCGTGATGCCCGGCGAGGCGTCGGTCAGGGCCGTGTTGCTCGTGCTCGAGCCTTCGGCCACGGAGGTCATAAGGTCGTAACCGTCGAGGCCGGCCTGGCCGACGTCGATGACGGTAGAGCCGGCGCCAGTCAGATCACCATAGTAGGCGATCGACGGGTGACCCATGAGAGACGCGCGGTCCTTCAGAAGGAGGGCGATCTCGCGGGTGAGGACGAGGCTCAGGCGAAGATCGCCGAGGCCAGAATAGAGGACTTCGTTAGCCATGGGGGTAGCGTTCCTGCGCGCGGTGGCGCTGGTGAGTCCGCTACGCTGATGACGGGCGCGACCCTCGGACGTGGTTGTGGGGGTATTTCAGGGGGCCCAGCGCTGTTGACAGGCGCGACCTTACGGGGCTCGCCGTCAGTCTAATGCCGAGGGCGGATCGGCGTCAAGATCTGCCGAGGGTCGCACGGATCGCGGCGCTGTTCGCGGCGTACTCGGCGTCGGTCATGTTCGCGATCTGCTGGGCCGAGAACTGCGACGGAGCACCCGAGTAGGGCAGGGCGCCCGAGTTCGCTGGGGGCGTGTTCACTGGCGCGGGGGCCTGTACCCCGTTCGGTGCACCATTCGACGGCGGCGGGGGTGCTGGGGCCTCACCAGAGGCCGGCGAGGCGAGGTGAGGCCGCAGCACCACGGGGGCGGTGCTCGGGTCGGCCTGGATAGCCGTCAGCCAGTCGCCCATGGCGGGCCGGTCGTCGGCTGCGAGCCGGGAGTAGGCCCACTCGGTCGCCGCGACGAGCTCGGGGTCGGTGATCCCGGCGCTGGCGATGGTCGAGAAGGTGTCGTATCTCCCGTTCGCGGCTGCAACGTCCGTGGTTAGCTGCTCGACCTGGGCCTGTAGGGCCTCAGAACGCCCGGCGATCTTCTGGGCATCGCTCAACCCGGTCTTCGCGTCGTCGAGGGCCGCGAGGGCCTCGGTCAGATCGAGCTGTGCGCGCTTCCTCTGCTCGACGATCTTGGACAGGCGTTCCTCAGGTACAAAGCCCTCTACGGACTTGTCGCAATGGGGGCAATTGATCGCCATGCTGGTGTCCTCAGCTTGCGGTAAGTGTCATCAGGGCCCGCCCCCGGCCGATCTCACGGATCGCGGCCTCGGCGGCCTGCTTCGAGGTGCCGGGATGAATCTCCTGATAGGCCTGTATCGGCGACATCAGGCCCTCTCGGGTCAGCTCGAGAACGTGGTCGCGGCGGGCTTTCAGCTCGTCGGGCGATAGCGGGATCTCGAGATAGCGGACGTTGTAGCCGCCCTCGGGGTAAGTCGTACCGGTCGCCCGGTTGAGCATGATCGCCGAGATCATCATCAGGCGCTCATCGGTGTCGCGGAACTGGCCCGCGTAGCGCCGTTGGGCTTGCCGCTTGCCCTCGTTCGTCAGGCTGATCGCGGCGCCGCTGCGAGCCGTGCCCCCGAGCCGCTGGACATCGGACGGAGGCACCCCGGCATCAGTCGCGACTCGGGCGACCATATTCGACAGGGTCTCCTCCATCGCTGCGACATCGCCGCCAGGCTTCCATTGGCCGATCATCGGCTGGGGCGCGCCATCGCTTTCGATCGTCTCGAGCACGAGGAGAGAGGCCGGGTCGCTGATGACCTCAGCCCGCCGACCGTCGCCCGACTCGGTGATCGACATCCCGGCCGGTTGAGCGTTCAAGACGTACCGCTGGGGCCATGAGGCATCTCGGTAGGTGTGAACG